GGCCGCGAATAGGGGCCGAGGAAAGTTGGGGGTAATACTAGTGAACCTAAAGGCTCACCGCTAAAGCGCCCCCAACTTCCCTCGGTTTTACCCATTTCCAAAACCGGCTACCGCCTCGTCCCCTGTGTCGGATCGCGGCGCGGAGTACCGCGGGATCGGGATCGGGACGGGATCGCGGCGCTGCGCGGCTTTTTTTTATAAACCTAATCCTAACCTAACTACCGCTCGTGGGGAGGGTCACACCCTAACCTACCGGCTTGGCGAGGGGAGTTCTCTAACTCGCGCTGCTATCACTCGCGTTTAGGGCTTACTCCTCAGCTCACTTCGTTCGCTTCGTCGTCGCCCTAAACCCTCGCTCCTAGCAGGCTCGGATAAAGGAGTGTAAATGTAAATGTAAATAAGTATGTTAGTGTAATCGAAATAATTTTATTCGATTTTTAAATTGAAAATAATTTTATTCGATTTTTACTTTTATTCATAAAAGCGCAATCTTGAGTTCCATTCAGGAATATTAAAACCTTCAGTTCCAGCTACATTTGTAGCAAGTATGACAAGATAGAGCGCACCAGTGGAAATATCTCCGATAGTACAAGGATTAGAATCAGCCTTGTACTGAGTTACCAATCCCTTTAATTTAACATATTCCCTGATATGTCCACCATACTTAGATGTACCTCCAGCAGATACCATTTGAATTTCAGAAGGGAATGTAACGGTTGGAACACCAGTTGCAGTATTCGTAATGGCGGGCAAATCAAGTGTCCAATGTCTTAGAACTAAGAATCGATCTCTGTTATTCAAATTGACAGAGGAAAGTGCATTCGCATTTTGGTTACCAGCTTGATCGTAGTCCAACCAGATATCGCCCTGGGTTGGTATTGCTCCATTGGTTTGAGCGTCATAAACAAGAGCAATCTTACAAGTGTCGCTAATAGAGTTACGAGCAACAGCAAGGGGTTCAATGTTTAAATCAATCATAACACTCTTCATGTAAATACGTCTTCCAATTCTGTTATAGAACCCAGCACCAGGTTGGATCAAATTGATAGGGAGAATTGTACCACTACTGTTACAACTAAGAGCAGCTCCAGCAGGTACAGTAGTAGTTGAACTGTAGACTAAAGCTTTGATTTCTTCTCCTTTGTCAGGTCGCGGTTTAGGTGATTTGTGAAGCATTGTAATCATTGAATAAGTAGGTTTTGATGAACGAGCACTGGCATAAGAGTTAAACTCACCGCGCTTTTGTTTCTTTTTACCGCTGCCTTGAGTGGATGAACGTTTCATTCAAACTCGTTTGTTTTGTTTTTGTTTTTGTTTTTAAGAAGAAGTAGTTGTGGGGAATTCTTTTTATTTAAGGAGTCCCATAATTCTATTAATCCGAGTCTTCGTAAAGTTGAGAAACTCCACCTTGATTGTAATCATCGGAGTCGTAAGGTTTTTCTTCACTACCAAGATCATCAATAACGAATTCAGTACGCTGACGTTTCACCATTGCAAGCAACTGTTTAGCTCTGCGGCGTTTAATATTAACGGGATCAGAGTCGTCGGAATCAGAAGAGTCAACAGATTCACTACATTCGAGATCTAACAATTCTCTTTTGCCCTTAGAGATCCAGCGTTTAGGAATTGGGGCACTCGGGATAACAGGAGAATCAGGTAAAGGGGATGCAGGAATTTCAGGCGAGTTAGGAACAGTCCTGTCAAGTGGAAATTCACTTGAAATGTAACGTAAATCAAGAGCACCCTTTTCAATTTCAACGTGTAAGCGTTTGTCGTCCAATCGAAGATTTCCACCGTTAGGTTGATCTTCATTAATATGAATATCCAAGCGGAATTGAACTAATGTATCAATTCTACGTTCAAGAGCTTCCCAGCACAAGTTTTTGTTTTTGTTATCAAATTCGTACCACATTCGAGGATGGAAGTTGGAAGTGATTATCAAGTGGGGCGCAATAAAAGGCAAGAAACCACCTTTTGTCTGAACACGTAAATCGAATTTGTCAGCGAGTTGATTTAGAAACGTAAGAGGACATTTAGAACCTGTAAACTCATCGAGAATAATCGTTTGGTGTTTAAGAGGATCATAACCATTCCACCACATTGCTTTACCATCGTTGGGCAGGAGAAAGTAACTACCAAGAGTCTTTGCGAATTCAATAGCAGTAGAGGTTTTACCAGTACCAGCACAACCATAAAAGACATGAAGTCTGGTTTTAAATGTTCTTTTTCTACTTATTAACGCTTCGTATTGAGCTTTTTGCATCATAGACACATAGCGAATAGTACCAGGTTGCGCGTCAATAATGTCTGCTATCTGTTTTCCCTTCTTAAGATCATCCCACACAGTTGCTAAGTCATTTCGACTACCCTGTCCTGGTTTTTCACGAAAGACACCTTTAACACCATATTCGTGTATTTCAGAAGCACGTGTTTCTTCCTTCGTACAATAATCAATAGCTTGTTGTTGTGTACCAATTCTAATTTCGCAATGGAGGGAAGAAAGCCCGAAATGAGCCTTAATTTGAGGCATCGTACGGGGAACAGCGAATTCAACGTAAGCTTGTAAGTGATAGGTACCTTTTTCTCCGACTTCACCTTGGTATACGCAATAAGTAACAGGATGGACTTGAGCAGCACGATTAAAAGCCCTAATGTTGAGCTTATCTTGTTCGGTAAGAGCATCAGGTTTAGTGTTAGGAGGAAAGTTAAAAGTAAGTAACCAACAGCGACTTTTTTGATTAGTTCGGTGCGCTCCAACTGTTCCGAGTCGTTTGGGTGGTCTAGAGATGTTTTCATTGTTCATGTTTGTTGTTTTTGTTTTTTTCTTTTTGCTCGGTATTTGTATTTAAATAGCCCATTTGAAAAATGAGCCCCACAAGTTTGGTGATTCCCACAAAATCCGACGACGAACCGACATCGGCGACGACGAAAAGACGTCGAATTAGGGCATGAGTGTACAGTCAGACTCGTAAAGAATTGCATGTAGAACAAGGGCTAATGCTTAGCCCGCGATACGTTGCCCGCAGAGAACTGCGGTCAAGTATCGTTAGTATCCCATGTGTAGTTTGTTTTAATATTTTGAAGCATAAATGCAAGAGGCCGCGAATAGGGGCCGAGGAAAGTTGGGGGTAATACTAGTGAACCTAAAGGCTCACCGCTAAAGCGCCCCCAACTTCCCTCGGTTTTACCCATTTCCAAAACCGGCTACCGCCTCGTCC